CCCAGTACGATCGCGAATCGGACGAGGCTGGCTACGATGAGCCGACTCTGCAGCGTGAGAATGCGATTTGCGCGGCGCGCCCGACGGTCGACCCTGAGAAGATGTTCTCGTCGCTGCGCCGTCAAGGCCAGCTAGAGGCTCGTCTTTCCGCAGAAGACCTCGCTCAACCTCCTCTCATGCAATCCTCGACCTCGTATGCATCGACTGCTTTGTTCGACCCATCCGTCCATCGGGATGTTGTAATCGATCAGCGTCGACCTACCTGCAAGGCTCCCCCTGCCAAGCGCGCCAAGGCCGAGCACGACACGACCAACCTTCCGAAGCCCTATCACATCGACATCCCGCTGTCGGAGCCCCTGCCTGAGGACGTCGGTACGCATACCGTCACCTTTGTCGCCAAGAAGAAGGCCGCCAAGGCTCGCCACCGCAACTGGACATTCACGCTTTTCTTCACCGATCTCAGTTTGGATGAGCATGCCGCCGCACTCGCCTTCCTCTCCAACCCTACAAAGTGTCCCGAGGCTTATGTCGGCGTTGAGACGTGCCCAACGACCGGCCGAATGCACTGGCAAGGCTACTTTGAGTTGACCGAGGGCCGCACCATGCAGCAAGTCAAGCGCGCCATGGGCAACGATGCCGTTCACCTCGAGCCCGCCAAGGGTGACCGCGACGCCAACTTCACCTACTGTATGAAAGGTCAGGTGTTTGGCTGTCACTCTACTGTGTACCCTTTCTAACTTTTTTTCTATTAAAACACCAGAAAACAATCCGCTTTTTCCTCCTCGCCGTTCTGCCAACAAGAAACCCGGCAAGCGTAGTGACATCGAGCTTGTCCGGTCAATGGTTCTTGCTGGCACGAACGCCGTCGAACTATATGCCGTTGCTCCTTCGTACCAGGCGTATAAGTTCGGTGAAGTAGGTTTAACTCTTCACTCCAAGAAGCGCAATTTTAAGCCCCTTGTCCGGTGGTTTTACGGAGCTCCCGGCACCGGCAAGAGCTTCACCGCGCATCATCTTCTTGGCGAAGATGTGTATACCCAGGCACTACCCAATTTCGACTGGTGGCCCGGGTATCACGGCCAGGAGAACGTTCTCCTGGACGAGTTTCGTGCGCGCAAGTGCCCACTGAGCACACTTCTTTCTCTTCTCGACCGGTATCCTTTCCAAGTGGCATTCAAGGGGGGTAACGCAAGTTTTATGGGCCGTCATATTATCGTTACCTGCCCTTTCGCGCCACACGATGTTTACCGTGATGAGAAGGAGGATATGTGGCAGTTGTATCGCAGGATCGATGAGATCTGGTATTTCGAAGGTTCTCCAGGAACTGCTCCTATACGCATGCGCTACACGCGTGGTATTTCCATACCGGAGAAACTACCACTCCCGTACGATCCTCTGCCGCTTCCTCCTCCTCCTGACGTTTAGTCAGATGAATTATAGTAAAAGCACTATATAAGCAATGCTTTTTCTTTTTTCGCAACTTCTCACCATGTCTTCCTATCGCAAGCGTTCCCGTTCTCGCTCTTCCTCAGCCTCCGGCCGCAGGAAGATCATGTCTATGGTCCGTAAGCCATCCGTACCTGGTGCCGCCCACTTCGGCAAGATGGGTTCCTTCAGTTCCCGCCGCAAGTTTTCGGGCGCGTCGCACGGTGGGTACACCCCCGCAAACTCCCTAATCAAGGGCAAGTCGCGTGGTGTGTCTTACGGTTCTCAGAACGCTTTGTTCGGCTCCACTGCAGACGGTATAATCATCCGTCACTCGGAGTTCGTTGCAGACGTCATCTCCGGCAACACCGCTCCGAGTTTTACTTACAACACGTACCTTTGCAACCCTGGTAACGTTGGTTCTTTTCCATGGCTGCAAGCCGTCGCACAGGCCTATCAGGAGTACGAGTTTCTCGGACTCGTGTACGAGTATCGCACCATGTCCTCTGACGCTCTCAACTCCACGAACACTGCTCTGGGCCAGGTTATAATGGGTTTCGAGTACAACGTCAACCAGAAACTGCCCACCACGAAGCAAGAGATCGAGCAGCTCATGGGCTCAATCTCGGTCAAGCCCTCTTCAAACGCTCGAATGGCTGTGGACTGCCGCCGCAAGTCCAACGTCATTCCTACTCTGTACATCCGCAACAACTCTGCGTTGCAGGATGATGCACGTTTCGAGAACCTTGGGTATCTTGTTATCGCTACGAACGGTTTCCAAGGTTCATTGGTGAATTGTGGTGAGCTTTGGTGTCACTACGTGGTGCGCTTGCGCAAGCCAATCATTCCCAACACTGGTTTTTCTGCATACGCGCACTACGCAGGAGCTGGTGGTTCTGCTCAGCTCAATGTATCCGGAGGCGCACCTCTCGGCACCACCACCAATCCCGATGGTGTTTTCGGTCCCACGAACGTTGATGCTGGCTTCTGCCAATTTCAGGATACTATTGGCGGAACCTGGACGAACACGTCCGGTGGTGTCAGTGGTGTCGTCCAAACCTACTCTTTCCCAGACAAGTGGGCAGGTTGTACCGGCTTTATGTTTCTGGGCTACAACGATAACGCCGGTCAAGCATGGATTGGTCCATCCGTCATGGGCTCTTGCAGCTTCCCGAACTGTTTGGTTAGTTCGGGTTCAACGATTGGTGCAATTTTCAACCAGCTCAACTTCAACCGTTTCGGGAACACGGTGTCCGGGAGTCAGTTCAACGACACTGCTCTTCTCACTCGGTTTTACATTCCTTCTCGAGCTTCTATCGGCGGTCCCGCGAACTTCACTGTCAACACAGATGGAACGTTGCCTGGCAACCCCAACTTTGACCTCTACATTCTGCTGTTCGGCCCGAACACCATCACTTTTTGAGGTCAGATGAATTATAGTAAAAGCACTATATAAGCAATGTTATTTCTTTTACGCATGCAAATGTCTTCTTCTCCGCATCAATTCGAGTCGTATGCAAACTTTCTCCGCCGTCGAGCTGCTCGCCACGAACACGCTGCGTCCGTATGGAGACGGACCAAGTTTGAACTTCGTGGACCGAGACGTCCTCTTTCAGTGTCGCAACTCGAAAGAGATCGTGTACGCTCATTCTACGGTACTTCCATACGTCCTGCCTCCTGGATGCATCGCCCATGCATTCAATGCGGAGACCGTATGTCTGCTCTCACCACTCACCGGATATGTAACCTATGTAAGAGGCAGCCAATCGTAGAATGTGGCTCTTGCGGCGAGCTCGGACGACGTAGCAAGCATTCCCATGGCAACATGTGCCAAATGTGTATGCCTCAACCTTGGCGTCATGTCGTCCTGCGGGATCCTCCTGCTCGTTTGCCTCTTTCCAAGCCTACATCGCACCCAGCGTACCCTCCAGCTCCCATCCGTCATTCTACGGATCGGCCTCGACCCGCAGCTTCATCCTGGCTGGATTCGCCTACCTCTCGTGAGAAGGAGCAGGCCGATCGTTTATGGGGTTTTGTGTCCACCCAACCCGAGACTGGTCACCTCACCACTCAGCCATCTGCTGCAGCTCCGATCGTTTCTCATGGATCTACCTGGGCTCCACCCCTGTTCAATCCAGCTGCTTTTCAACGTATCCGCAACCGTGGATCTCAATTCCGATGAATTTCAGTGCCCAGAGGTCGGGGTTAGTATTACCCCCGACCTCTGTGCACTGTGCACTGTGCAACTGCCTTTTATAGTAAAAATTCCGCCTTTCCTTTTTCGTGCCTTAACGTCGATTTGGAGGAGCCGGTTGGGGAAGTCTGAAAACGGCCCTCCTGATGAGGTTAGGGCGTGTTTTTTTTGAACGAAAAATTAGTGCAATTTTAAAAAAAGTTAATTCCTGATTTGGATAAACCTTCCTTTTTAATAACCGAAAATTTCCTTTTATGGTAATTTTTCAGACGTCTGTTTTTTATGTATATACTTTGGCGGAATTTTTTGCATCATTGTTTTCTCGCAAATCGCATTCATGTCAACTTATGCTGGAACAAATCTCCAGACCGAGTTCACTCCGGTCAGCTTTTGCGACATGGCTCCTGTGGACCATGTTCATGTACTCAATCGCGGTGTTCCTCATGCTGCTCCGAAGGCTTGTGCGTTTTCTGCTCCGATCGAGATCGATGGCGAACCCGCCGGGTTCGCCGACTTCGAGCTAATTCGCGAGGCCCAGTACGATCGCGAATCGGACGAGGCTGGCTACGATGAGCCGACTCTGCAGCGTGAGAATGCGATTTGCGCGGCGCGCCCGACGGTCGACCCTGAGAAGATGTTCTCGTCGCTGCGCCG